CCGACCTTCGGGTTATGAGTGTTACGCGCTATTTTTATAAGTAGCCATTAAGCTACATTTGTTAAAATTTGCCCTATGAAAGTATTAAAAAGCTCAACATTTGATAAGTGGTTACATAAGTTAAATAATCCTATTGTCAAGGTTTCTATATTAAGAAGATTGGAACAGATAGAAACAAAAGATCATTTAGGGGATTATAAATTTATTGATAACGATTTATACGAACTTAGGTTTTTTAATCGTGGTGGGTTAAGGATATTTTTTACTTTTGATGGCGATGAAATAATTATATTGTTAAATGCTGGTGATAAAGATAGCCAAAGCGATGATATTAAAAAAGCAAAAGAGATTTTAAAGGATTATAGATGAAAGAAGAATTTACAAAATTTAATTTAGAAGACTATTTAACAACTGATGAATTAAGAAAAGAGTATTTAAATCAAGTCTTAGCCGATGGCGATATTGAAGAATTTAAAAGAGCATTATTTTATATAGCAAAGTCAAAAGGCATTGAAAACGTTGCAAAGAAAGCAAATTTAAATAGGGAAAGCTTTTATAAGATGTTTAAAGAGAATTCAAAGCCTAGATTTGAAAGTATATTTAAGGTTGTTAATGTTCTTGATATTAAGCTTGTTTATGCTTAGTCTATTTCATTATTATTTTTAGTTTCTTTTTTTTGTCTTTTTGTTCATCAATTTGGATTTTCCAAAAATTTATTTCCATTGCTTCTGGGCTATTTTTGTAGTGTTCTTTGTATTGTAGATATATTTTTTGTATTTCTGCTTCAATTATGCTTTTTACTGCTTCTTTTTCATTTAGTGATATTTCAAATTTCTCGCTTGTATCTAAGCCTTTTTTATTTAATTCTGCTTTAACTTCTTTTACTTTATTATTAATTTCTCTCATAAATTTTTCGCTTAGTGTTTCCCTACATCTAATCTCATAAGCTATTTTTTCTTGCTCGTTTTTTAATTTTTCTTTATTTTCTATGCAGTATTTTTGTTCTTGTATTGGTCTTATATTTATTGCATTTAAATTTATTATAGCGATGATAAGAATTAGTAATTTTTTCATTTGTCAATTTCCTTTTTTAAAATTCTTGTTTTTATTTCTGCCTTGTAGTATTCTTTTTCTGCATCATTCAATTTTTTGAATAATTCTAATATTTCTTTTTCATCGTCTTTAAGCTGTATTCCGTTGTAATATTCATAAACTGCTTTGTATAATTCAGGATTTCTTTTTTCCCAGTTGTATAAAGTTGTTATGTCTTTTTTAATGATTTTTGCGATTTCTTTCTTTTCCATTTGTATATTTCTATTTATTTTATCTAATTTTAAGATTTTATTTGTAATAATTCAAAAGTTGTTTTAGAATTATTCAAAAATTGTTTGATTATATCTAAAATTTTGAATTTTGCCCTGAATATGGCTTTAAACTGTTCTGGCTCCGTTTGGACGAAACACCTTTTCGGAGCCAAGTTAAATGGTGTTTCAAATAAATAAAAAAAGGTGTTAAACATGCAAATTGTTAAATCTGACTATGATTTAAAATACATTCTAAAAGGCGGTCTTGTAAGAAGTTCAGCTTCTGGCAAGTTTGAAGGTAATGATTACTCTTCTTCTGTTCGCATATCTTCATCAAATATCTATGACGTCGAAAACGAAAAAACTGGCTTTACTGATGAAGTAGAGCAAAAAGTTGTTTTTAAAATTATTTGCCCTGATAACAATACGGCTGGACTTGTAGCAAGTGCGATTAAAGAGAAATTTCGTAAAGGCGAAGAGATACCGGTTGAAGGTGGCTTTCCAAATGATCAAAGAATAATAACAATAGCAAATCCAGTTGAATACTTCCTATTTGATACAAAGCCATCTAAAAAGGCTGAAAGTAAGTAAATAAATGGATTTTGCTTTGTTAAGTGATTTAATTGTTGTTACTTACATAGTTGTTTCTTATGTTTTGTTTTTTGCTTTATTTTTTACGTTTGTAAAAGATTTTGAGATAAAAAGAAAAAATAAAGGGGTTTAGCCCCTTTAACTATTTATATAAGCGTGTTTCCTTATATAAGTAGTTAAGGCTACTAAATTTCTTAAAAAAGGATTTCAGATGAAATTTCTTGCTTCTGCTAAATCTAAGGTTTTAGCTGGTTTTGCGGCAATGGTTGTTCTTTCTAGCAATGCTTTAGCCGCTCCTATACAAATGGCTACTAATGGCACTGTAACTGGTGACCTCGATCCTGCGCCATTTACAACAATGGCTATTGCTGTTGTAACTTTTGTTGCTCTTGTTTATGCTATCAAAGCTGGACTAAGACTTCTTGGAAGATAATTTTAATTTCTTTCTTGAAAATGTTGCCCCTTAATTGGGGCTAATTTTTAAAAAGGTTAAAAATGTATTTTGATTTTATCGATGTTACGAAGTTTGGTATATTTTTAAACTCTTTCTTTGGTGCTGTGATCGTTTTCTTTGCGATAGTTTTTTCCATATCTTCAGCCTTAAACCTTTTTAAAAATTAGCCCTTAAATTTATAGCTTAAAGCAGAGTGCGAAGCAAAGCTTTAAGCCGACAAACGAAGTGCGTTAGTAATGTATAGGAAATAAATATTATGGATAAAGTCTATCTAGATTTAACACTAGAGCAATATAACTTCTTGATGTCCCTGACTGGGGCGTTGTGTGGTTTTTTGCTTTGTATGTTTATTTTTATAGTCTTATCTAAAATTTAAAAAAGGTGTTTAAAATGTTTAGTGTTATTGGCGTCCCAGCTTTTGACTACTTTTTTTCAATATTTGTTTGGTTTATGATCTTAACCCTGCCGATTTGCGCTGGCTTAGTCCTATTCACGAAAAAGGTTTTTTAAGGATTTCTTATGAAATTTCTTTTAAAAATTCTTTGCCTGCTTAGCTTTTTAAGCTCTTTTAGTTTTACTTTTGATATGCCTAGTGATTATGAACTTGGTTATTATCGCGACATTTCTTTAAATCGATATTATTTTCGTTCTTCTGTTGATGCTTTAATATTGCTTGATGATTTTATAAAAATAGATAACGATGTTTATCATGCTGATGGTTCTACTGTTGATTATGTTAATCTTTCTTTAGGTATTTCTTGGAGTGGTTTTCAATTTGATCGTAAGAATTTAATTTTATATTCTTACTTTTCTTCTTTTGAGAAAAAAAATTCTTTTTGCAAATTTGATGATTACGCTGATAACTATGTTTGTTTTGATAGTAAATTTAGTTGTGGTGCTGATTGTAAAGATGTTACTTTTTCTTATGTTAAAGAATATTCTCTTTCTAAAATTACTACTTGTAATGCTGGTGAGAATTTTAATACTTTTTTAAAACAATGCGTGCCAGCTTGTCCAGCTGGTCAGTCTTGGGATGTTGAAAATAATCTTTGTTATGCTGATTGTTCTGATAAAAATTTAAATAAATATGGCTATCCAAACGGCACAGCTCAAGGTGGTTGCGTTGATTGTTCTAATGCTTTAAGCGATGATCAAATAATGCGTTGCGCCTGCTCTGGTTTTGGTTCTTCTTATGATCCTGGTGTAATGGTTATTAAACCACCTTTTAAATTTGGTAGTTGTTTAGATGGTAAATTAATTCGTTTTAAGCCTAGATTGAATGATAATGATAAAGACGAAGATAAAAAGAAAGATAATAATTCTACAAATTCAAGTGATAAAGATAAAGAAAAGCCTAAACCTGACAAAGACAAAGAAAACCCTAAAGCTGATAAAGACAAAGACAAGAAAAACGATAACAACTCTACAAATTCAAGTAATAAAGATAATCCAAATTCTAACAAAAAGGACAATAATGAAAACTCAAACAACTCTAGCGGAGAAAATAGCAACTTTTCGAATAATAATAGTGGTGGCTCTGCTGGTAATGGTTCTAGCGGTGGTGGTGGGACTGGTGTAGAAACAAAACCAAATCCAAATTATAACGGCAATGGCAAACAAGACGGTAAGCAAGACGGCAAAGGCGAAGAAGGTAAGGGCGATGATGCCGTAGCTCAAAAATTAGACTATGGCGATCTAAAAAAGGATGCTGATAAATTTAAGTCAGATTTTAAGGGAACTTTAGATGATGTTATTTCAAAAACACAAGATTTTAAAAATAGTTTGGATGGTCTTATTTCTAAAATTAAAGAAGGTGGCTTGATGAAATTTAATCAAAGTTCTATTCCTAGCACTTGTCCTTTATCTTTTGAAATTAATTTTATTGTTTCTAATAAACAGATAACCTTTGATATTTGTAAGGTTCTTGCTCCAGTTTCTCAAACGCTTTATTATTTCTTTTATATAGCTTTCTTTGTTTTGTTTTTGGTGCTTATTGTTAAGCTATTTTTATTTACTTTTATGGGGTTGTAGGTTATGCCAGCACTTATTGCAATGATTACTTCTTTTTTTGGTTTTTTTACATGGGAAAAAGTTGTTGATTTTTTCTTTAAAACTGTATCTTTTTCTAGTATGGTTGTTATCAATTTGTTTTTGTATGGTGCAGTTGCTTCTTATTTTTTTGCTATTTTGTCTATCTTGGATTTCATCTATACTAAATTTAATTACATTGTTGATTATATTAACAATTTATCCGTTGGCAATGATAAGATTATAACTACTGCTATGATGGCTCTAAAATCTCTTGGCGCTTGGAATGCGTTTTGCGATGTTTTTGCTATCTTTTCGCCTATTCTTCTTAGTTTCTTTTTGATATATGCTGCAAAGATTGGTATTTTTATTTTTAAAAATGCTAGAGATACTTTACTTTCTTTTGTTATTGCGAAGTTATAAAAATGATTACGTATTTAGTTGGCAATCCTGGAAGCGGTAAAACTTATTACGCTGTTTTTATGATATATAGGCTCTTTCTTTATGAGCCTAAGAAAACATTTTTAACTAAATTTGTTAAATCTAAAGAAAAGCCTAATTATTCATTTTGTTACACAAATATAAATGAGTTTAAATTTGAGCTATGCGATAAATTTAAAAAGTTTGATTTTGATGAATTTTATTTAGGCTTAAGAAATTTATATGCTCTTTATAAAACTGGTGCTACCGATAACGAAGTAAATGAGAAAGCCAAAGAGTTAAATTTATATGGTTGCGTGGTCGTTCTTGACGAGTGCCATAACTACTTTAAAAATCAAAAAGATGAAATTCTTGTTTGGTGGCTTACATATCATCGCCATTTATATCAAGATATTTATCTTATTACGCAAGATTTAACATTAGTAAATAATGAATATAAACGCATTGCAGAGAAATTTTATAGGGCTGTTGATAGCTCACGAAGATTATTTTCAAAGAAATTTCGTTATGAAGTATATGCTAGCTTTAGACTTTATAAAAAAGATCAATTAGAGATTATAAATATCCCATTTCTTCAAGAAGTTTTTGACTTATATCATTCAGGGCAAAGCTCAAATAAAAAATCATTTGTTCGTTTCTATTTCTTTTTAGCTATTGTTATTTTTATATCACTTATTTTTTACTTCTATTTTGTTGTAATGTCTATTTTTCGTGGCGATACGCCAGAGCCTGAAAAAAATATCCCAGCCGATGAAAAAATTCACGTTCCAGCTTCTCAAACTCAATCCAGCTCTAGCCTATTTTATGACAACAAGAAACCTAAAAACAATAATATTGACCTTCCTGAAATTTACATTTATGATATTACTTGCCTTAACAATAATTGCCATTTTGACGACGATTACCGCTTATATCCATTATCATTAATCACCTATATATCTTCAACTCACAAGCCATTATATTTTTATTTCGAGCCAAAATCTCACGAGCTTGTCAAGTATTACTATGTATTTGACAAGCCAGTTTTTGCAAATTTAATCCAAAAAAATAACAAAGGTGTTTCCGATGAAAAGTTTAATCAAATTCCTAATTCTTCCGTGTCTGCTATTAAATAGCCTTTTTTCTGCTGAAATTTACACCGATTTGCTAGATTTCGCACGTCTTACCAGCAAGGCTAACAATATAGCCATTGTAACCGATGAGAGCATTCATCAAGGCGAATACTACTTTATCTATCAAGATGAAGTAAAAATCACGATTTCGATGTTTAGAAAAATGCTCGAAGCAAAAAATTTATATCTATATAAAAAAGATAATTTCTATTATGTAAGTTCTCAAAAATTGCCTGATTATGATCTTAGACGTATTGATTTAAGAAACTACGTTGTCGAAGATGTTAATAAAATTCTTAGCCAGTTTGATCTAAATGCTACCTATGCGACCGCTTCAAATTCTGTTTTCTTTAGAGCTGATGATTATATTTTTGACCAGGTTAAAGACGCTATCGCTAAGATCGATAAAAGCTTGGAGCAAGTAACATTTAAGCTTACAATTACCGAAACAAATTTAAAAGATATAAAAGATTTAGGCACAAATTTACAGGTCTTGCTTAAGCCACTCAATCACGGCGATTTAGCTTATTATATAAATTTAATTACTTCCCCTTATATTACTAATTCAAACGTCATTAAAAACGATGATAGCGCATTCTTTGGCATATTAAATTTTCTTGATACAAACGGCATTACAAAAATTATCTCTTCGCCAGTCTTGACGGCAAAAAATCATACAGAAGTTTATTTTAGTTCCGTTCAGAATATCCCTTATCTTGTTTCAAAAACTGATATATCAAACGTAAATTACCAAAAGACCGATAGTTATGAATATAAAGACATTGGTTTAAAAATTAATCTCAAGCCTATAATTCTATCTGATCATATTGATTTCGACTTACATTTAATCCTTGAAGATATCCTTTCTCAAAGTTCATCTTTAACGCCCATTGTTTCAAAGAAAGAGCTTAAAAGTTCATATTCTTTAAAGCGTGGTGACGTCTTAGTTCTTAGCGGTATCAACAAAAAAACTACTGCTAAGCAACGTAACGGCGTTCCTATCCTTAAAGATATTTGGCTTTTAAAGTATCTTTTTTCAGTAGAGCAAGACAGCGAGATAAACTCTGTTTTAACTCTCACAATTCAAATTTTATAAGTTTAAAGGGGTGCAGGGGCTTTCCCCCTGCAAAAGGCGAGTAATAAGCTTTTTAGTTCGTCCAGCCTTTTCGAGCCGTGCAACAAACGAGCCAGCTGGGTCATAAAAGCCCCCTTTCGCCTAAGTGTGTTTTGGCGTAGCCAAAAAAGGCTGCCTTTGGGCGGACGAAGTCCGCCACAAAGGCAGCCCTTGTCAAATTAATAAAAAATTGTTACCTTTAAGGAAGTGACTATGCGAGCAGGGAATTTATACGGTGTTTCGCCCTTTGATGTGGAGCTTTGTCAAGAGAAGCTTGATAATCAAAGGGAGTATATGCGCTCTTTTTCTTTTGTTAATAGTTTAGGGCAGGTTAGAAATTTGCTTGATGTTTCAATGTCAGCAAACTTTAGCCCTAAATATTACGCTGAAGTTTCGAACCGCGTTAATGTGTTTAGCTCATTTGCGATTGATAATTTTCAGGTGCCAGTATTTTTAACTATTACGTTAAATGGGTGTTTTAGGGGTGCTTTAAATGGCGATTACTCTAAATTTAAGTCTATTGATTATAAGTATTTGCCTGATGAAGTTAAATATAAGGCTAAAAATGCCGTTGCTTTGTCTATTTCTGATTTAGTGGCTGTTCTTAATTATCAATGGCATTTATTTATTATGCGATATTCAAGAAGATTTAAAAAAATAGATAGAAGTTATATAAGATGCTTTGAGCCACACAAAAAAGACGGCGTGCCACATATCCACGCTTTATTTTATGTCCCAGCCTATACGCTTGATTTTATGAAAAGAATTTATTGTAATATCTTTTATGCTCCACAAAATTTAAAAACAAATGCCATTACAAGCGATCAAGAGAAAAACGGTGAATTAAACGGTTTTCAAACTTCAATAAATAATCCTAGTGGCTATGTAATGAAATATATTCAAAAAACTTTCATAAATTTAGAAAAAACGCAAGATTTTGATGAGCTTTCGGCGTGGTATGTAAAGCATAAGGTTAGACGTTTTTTAAGCTCACGCACTAAAGTGCCTTTATGGGTGTATAGGAAGATAAATTTTATTAGCTCAATGCAGGATTTTTACCATTTAAACGACTTAACAAACGATCATAGGGCATTAATAGAGTGGAATAAAAAAGATGATTACATATATATAAATTTGCCTTTTAATAAAGAAGAGATCATTTATTTAAATGGCAGATTGGAGCATTTTATAAATGGCAGGCTTATGAATTTTTACGATAGATTAAAGATAAATAATAAAATTGATGATGATGCAAGCGATGAAATAAAGACTTTTGGCAATACCTTAAAACAAAGGCAAATTTTAAGAATTTGTGACGAGCTTTTTAAAACTGAAAAGAAAGTTAAGCTAGTAAGCAAAATGCGAGATTACGAGCTAGTTAATTACTATCAAAGCTTGGGTGGTGATGTAAATGTTCAACACTTGGCTTATGTTGAAAATTTAATGCTAGATCGTAACTTAGATAACTTTACACACTATCACGAAAAGCACGATCTAAATGCCCCTGACATTGATAGCTTTGTAGATAGATTTTTGATTTGTAATGAATTTTAAGGAGTATATTATGAAAAATTTATTAGTTGAGTGTTCTTGTTATCCTTATTGTTTTTTCCCACAATTAGGTTTATGTATTGTTGTAGAAGAATTTGATTTATATGATTATGAAGATTTTGATGATACCTCTTTTAAAACTTATTATTCTTTTTCTGAATATGGGTTATGTGATTTTTCTAGTTTTGATGATCTTCTTGATGCTTTTGCTAAAAAATTTGATTATGATTGTTTTAAGCTGGTTTAATGATTTTAAATGAGCTTTTTGATAATTATATTAGCTATTACGAGCTTATATTAAGTCCTTCAACTCTTAGAAGCGATATAGCTACTTATAATAAGCATTTTAAAAACTCGTTAGGTTTAAGGGATATAACAGAGATAAATTTTATTGATATTCAAAAGTTTTGCAATGATTTAATAAAACAAGAATACAAGATTAAGACAATTAAAAATATTGTTGCTAAGCTTAAAGTTATCTTTAAACTAGGCATCAAGTTGGAGCTTATAAGTAAAAATCCTTGTGATTTTATAGAGCTTCCAAAATTTGACAATAAAAGATACTTTGATTATCCGATTGCTATTCAAAAACGTTTTATAAAAGCTATTTGCGAAAATACTGATGATAACTCTGATATATTCTTTTTCTTACTTCATGGCAGGCGTAAAAATGAAGTATTGAGCCTTAAATTTAGCGATATAAACTTTAAAACAAGAACTTATACTATCCCTTTTAAGATCAATAAGGCGAAAAGAGATATGATCTACAAGATGAGCGATGAGTTATATACTAGGCTTTATAAAAGGTATATAGTAGCTAAAGAGCAAAAACGTTTAAATGATTATGTATTTATTAATCCTATGACAGATGATAAATTTAAAGATTTACGCAAAAGCTGGGCTTCGCTTCTTAAAAGAAATAATCTACCAAAGATAAGATTACACGATATAAGGCATTTAATAGGCACATACTCAATTAATTATCTTAAAATTCCTATCGAGCAAGTTTCTTTTACGCTAGGGCATACAAATATAATTACAACTCAAAAATACATAACTGCAAACGTTAAAAAATCAAAAGAAACTATCGAAATTTTATTAAATTCAATTTCAGATTAATTTAAGCGTTTTAAAAAGTGGCTCGGAATGCCGATAAAATCGGTATTTGGTTGCGGAGGACGGATTTGAACCGCCGACCTTCGGGTTATGAG